ATCTTGGCGGGAAAGAGGGGGTGGTGTCCAATGCGGGCAAGTGGGGTTACAGAACGGATGACACGGAGAATCTCCTTGAGGCATTTTGGTGGGAATGGTGACCGTAGCGAAAGGGGGAGAGCTCCTGTATTTATAGGTACGTGGTGTCCCCGTCCCTGGGCTATAACATTAGTTTGCCCAGGGACTTTTTCTCAATTATGCCAAGTTTTGACCTTCATTGTCGATATGCTCTCCTCACTTACGCTCAGTCTGGTGACCTCGCCGGTGAGGTCGTTGGAGCTCGCTTACGAGAGATGGGATTTGAGTGCGTCATTGGACGAGAGAATCACGCTGATGGAGGAGTTCATCTCCATTGCTTCGTTGACTTTGGCAGAAAGCGACGCTTCCGCCGAGCTGATGTCTTCGATGTTCTCGGGCGTCATCCCAACATTAGTCCTTCTAAAGGGACACCAGAGAAGGGTTATGACTACGCAATCAAGGATGGAGAGATTGTGTTCCAGTCCCTCGACAGGCCTGGGAAGAGCGGAGGTGGAGATAGCTCGACTGTTGCAAAGTGGACTACGATTACGAATGCGAGCAATCGAGAGGAGTTTTGGTCTTTGGTACTCGAACTGGATCCTAAGAGTGCGGCATGCAATCACACCCAACTTCAGAAGTTCTGTGACTGGAAGTTCGAACCTAAGCCTGCCGAGTATGAATCCCCAAGCGGATTTGAGTTTGTCAATGGAGAACTTGATGGCAGAGATCAATGGTTACAACAGTCTGGTATTGGATTGGGAAGCACACCAGTAGGTTAGTCACTTTCCAATGGGCGGGGCGGTTCCAAAATTCTGCCTGACGCTGCGCTGAGCTGCTAGAAGTGACGCTACTCCGCTCAAGGCTGATCCCCAGAGGGGACCCCTCCAGCCTCTATCGCTTCGCTATACGCTTAAGAGAGTGTTTTCGCTAACAGGTCTGTCTAGGTAGACCTTTATCACTGGTACTGTACGGACCAAGCCGTACAGGAAAGACATTATGGGCGAGGAGTTTGGGTCAACACCTCTACTGTATTGGGTTAGTGGCTGGTGACGAATGTGCTAAGGCTTCCGTATCGGAGTACGCCGTATTTGATGACATGCGTGGTGGAATTAAGTTTTTTCATGGTTTCAAGGAGTGGTTGGGTGCGCAAGCTTACGTCACTGTCAAAGAGCTTTACAGGGAACCTAAGAAGGTTAAGTGGGGCAAGCCCACTATTTGGTTGGCTAATTCTGATCCACGAGACGAGATGCAGAATGGAGACATTGAGTGGATGAACGACAATTGTATTTTTGTTGAGGTCAAGGACCCTATTTTTCGTGCCAGTACAGAGTAGATTCTGGCTCGAATTTCAATAGCGTAGATGCACCCCCAATGAAATTACTAAAAAAATCTAAAATGTATACATCTCCCATTCCTTTACCCATAGAACTCCAATGCGCCGAGTCTTGAAATTGTCCGTTCTCATCTTCGAAATAGCGGAATGTTTTGTTGAATGTGTGGGTGCGACGCGTCATGCGCACGGTTCCCGTGTCGTTGCCTGATCTGATGGTGGTGGTCTTGTCGTAATGTTTGGTCATCGTAAGAGTATCGACAGGGGCTGTCATTGGGTCGGACCAATCCTTCCCTTGCTTCCCGCGAAATAGATCATCGAGGATGAGTCTTTGGGTTTGTGCGCTACCCGCGAGATCGTCCCATTGTTGAAGGAGTCGAGAGAAACCATTGGTGGACTCGATGTAAGGGGACTTATTTTTCCCACTAGTGGCCTCCGCTTCGGTCACTCCGCGCCAGAACACGCTTTTAGTGGACACTACAATACGCCTCCAGATCCACGGTGTGGAATCACTGGTGCTCATGCGTATCTTTTCGGAAAGGAGTCGGAGGAAGATCGTCGATGAAGTGCGTGATGACTCATAAGACACGCCATTGGCGACGCCAGTAGAGTCGGTGAGATCACGAGCAGTGGGGCTCCAGAGAAACATGCTTGTTCTGCCCCCCTTGATAACAGCGCCAACGCCTGGGCGGGCATCATTTGTTGGGGCGCCTAGGTCTGAGTTGAAGGACAACGGTTGCATCGTGTCCCTCTTCTTTCTTGTTGTGATGTTGAGAACTTTTCTCCTTGTCATTGGACGGCGGTATGTTCTCCTTGTTGTCGTCCTCTTGCGTACTCCAGTGAAGCGACGCCGGGTAACACGGGTGGTCTTTCGACGAATAGGGTATTTTCTCCTCGTGAAGCGTGGCATCTTGGCGGGAAAGAGGGGGTGGTGTCCAATGCGGGCAAGTGGGGTTACAGAACGGATGACACGGAGAATCTCCTTGAGGCATTTTGGTGGGAATGGTGACCGTAGCGAAAGGGGGAGAG